GATCAGAGAGCCATCAATTTCGCGGGAGGAGTATTCGGTGATAACACCGGTTACGGTCGCGGTAATGGCCGGGGTGGTGACTTCTTTCCCGAACTGGTCACGGACGGTGCCGCCGCCGCGGGTAAGTGGGTATGCCTTCCCGTTCTCGGTCAGCAGCCGGGTCGCGGTGTTGCGCATGCGTCGGTAGTCGATTGGCATATCACCCCCTTTCGATGCGGATCTGATTGCCGCCTACCACCAGCCCGCGCAGCGAGGAAAAGAACCAGGGGAATGACGGCGCAGCCTTGTACGTGCCCGGTTCGTACTGAACTGTTACCGCGCCCTCGACACGCTCCATCGTCACGGCCCCGCCACCAGCGACCGACGGCGTGAGGTCAATTTCCTGCGACTCGATAGCCAGGCGGCATTGCGCATCAACCAGGCGCTGTGGGATGGTGTCATCCGGCAGCTCAACGCCATCGAAACGCACGCCAGCGCGCGGCCAAGACAGCGGCTGAGTTGCGTTGGAGCGCTGTCCACGCCATTGCTGCCCTTCCAGATAGTCCATCGCCTGCACCAGCAACTGGCCGCACTCGCCGTCATCGGCAGGTACGGTGTAGCCGCGCCCCATTGCGAACGCGCGCAGGTCGACAACGCTGGCGTAGCTGTTGAAATCAGGCGAATTGGGATCGGCAACCAGCATGGTTACTCCTCCAGACGCCAGTCCAGCGCCAGCCAGTTTTCCACCTCGTCAGGGTGAACCTCAGCGCTCAGCGGACCGCCGGGGAACTCTGGGGTATCGCGCAACATGACAACCAATTCAGTGCCTGGCTGGTCCTGCTGCTGGTCCTGCTGAGCAGGAGTTTGTTCAGCGCCGTTCTGCGCTGCGAGCTTTTCAGCCTCACGCTGCGCGCGCTGCTCTTTGGTTAATCCGGCCATTGGGCCTCCTGAAAACAAAGGGGCCGAAGCCCCAGTGGTTAACCCATGATGATGGTGGAATGCTCAGGCTGCACGGCTGCAACGCCCCACGCCACACCAACTTCATAACGCACCTGACGGTACTGGCGATACAGCGCGATCTGGAAGGTGATGCCGGATACCGGGTCGGTCACGTTCATCACATCGTCGGCGGTGTCGCCGCCTTTTGGCATTGCCGGGGTGCGGCACGCCAGCAGGAATGCGTTGCGGTCGAACGCCATGTTTGGCGCAAACTCGCTCAGCACGGTGATGGCTGCCTGGTCTGCCAGATCCTGACGCAGACCCGGTGCGCCGATGGTGATAGTCGAAGAGGTTGCCGCTACGACCATGTACTGGTTGTCATCGCCATCGAACTTCACTGCGGTCCCTGCAGCAATACCGCCAGTGCCAGCAGAGATAGCAATAATGATGTCGCCCTCTTTCTTCGCGCCGTTGACCTTATAGCCCGCCGCCGTGCGCTTGATGTTGGCCGATTCATGCAGGTTGAAGCCCATCACGCGACCGATGATACCTTCGCGCAGGAGCTGGTCGGTGCCAGCTTCATTCGCCTTGAACAGCACGGACTGCTTACCACGAATAGAGGCCATCGCCTCGCCGCCCAGCACCATGCGCATATCGGTGGTTGGAGAACCGTTATCAACCAGGATCTGGCGGGCCAGCGCCGCATCAGACAGATCGTCTTTGATGCTGAACGGGGTATCCTTCGGCGTGCCCACTGCGCGGGATGATTTGTAGTACAGCGCCGCCAGGTCAGCGTCCATCTCATTGCTCAGAGCACGGAAGGCCTGGGAAAACTGGTCAGCCAGGATGACGTCGTAATTACCTGACGGCCCGATAGCCAGCTGTTCTTCACCATTCCATTTGACCGGGGCCATTTTGGATTTGGTGATTTTGACATCCACGGTACCGATGTTCTGATCGCCATCGTTCGGTGCGGTCGCTGCAGGGGTGATATCGACGGTGGTGGTTTTTGGTGCCACCGGCGCGGTGACGGTCTGGTCTTTAGCCGCAGCATCAGCTTTCGCGTTGCGCGCCACGGCAGGGATGAAGCCCACTTGCTCGCGGGATACGCGGTTCAGTGCGGTGTACAGAGTAGGAATCAACCCAGTAAGCGTATTGCTCATATTCTAAATATCCTTTCGATTAATCGACGATGCTGACGCCGTCGCTAAGCGCAGCCTGCTTGCCTGCGCCATCAAGAGCGTCAAACGCACCGCGTTTCATGGTTTTTTGCCCGGCCTGATGCTGCGACTGGTGGGAGCCACCGCCGCTGTTGCCGGACGCTTTGAGGATGTAGTCTTTCTGCGGATGCAACTCGACCAGTGATTCCAGCGCTTCATCGAAGCCAGCCAGTTCGCCAGGCTTGGTGCGGGAGAACACCTTGTTGCCCTGCCCGTCGTAAGCCACGACCTTGCCATCTTCGATTTTGAAGTTCTGACCGAAGTGGGAACGCACAAACTCAGTCGGGATCGCCATCTTCTCGGAAATGAACTTCGAACCACCGAAGCGGCCGCCGATCATCTCGTCGTAGAGCTGGGTTTCGAGCTGCCTGGTCTTGCCGTTCGCTTCGTCCAGTTGCTGCTGGAACACCTTGGTGATTTCGGCCTTAACCTGGTCAACGGCACCAGCGTCGATCAGCTTCTTCTGGTCGATTTTGGTCATCATGTCCAGGGCCTCGAGCGCCTTGGTCGGGTCGCTGATGCCAGCGAATTTCGCGAGACTGGCTTCCGCCTGCTCCTTCGCTTCACGGTGGGTTTTGGCTTCACCGTTCAGAGAGGTGATTTTGGTCATCGCTGCGGCTGCGTCGAACGGGAATTCTTTGCCGTCGTCATGGACGTACACAGGCATACCGTTTTCAACGACCACATTGCCGTTAGCATCAAGTTTGAGTTTCATTGTTTTGCTCCAGCCTTCCGGCCATTGGTAATAGGTCATCCGACCCGGTCACCGCGTCGCATCCGCTCAGCGGCAGGCATAAAAAAGGCCACCCGAAGGCAGCCTGATATTGATAGGGTTGTGTTATTCAAACGCCGAAGCATCCACGCGGCGCAGTTCGTCCAGGGTAAGGAACTCCCCGGCATCGTTGAACATCTCCGGCACCGTGATTTTGCCGTCACGCAGCATCATGGCCCTGGTAACGCCCAGTACCTGCTCCTGCCGTGCGTACGGCTGCCGGACAAGCCACTCGGCGTAACTGGTATGCGCTGGTACCTGCCCGTCCATTGATGCGCGCGTAGCGTTGCTAAGCTCGCCAGAGGCTATCTGCAATTCTTCCCACGATTTTGTAATCAGGATTTCGCCGGAGCGGCAGCAGAAGTGGATTTTACCGGGGCCGCGCAGGTACGGGACCGCATGCCCCAGCGGCTTGCCGTCGAGCGTGTAGAGTTTGCGGTCGCGGATGATGCACCACTGGCTGGTATGCGTATCCAGGGTGGAAGACCACTGCTTGGCCTTCACGATATCGCTGTTGGTCTGAGCGAACTCCTGGCGCGCCGTGGCGGCCATATGATTTACTGCGGTGCGGGTCACTACAGCCAGGTCGCGCCTGGAGGCGTTAATCACACCATCTTCACGGTTGAGATTCGGCGTGCCAGCGACGCGCCGGACAATCTGCTCTACCGTTTCACCCTGGAGGAAACCGGAGCGCACAGCGTTGGTGATTTTGTCCAGCCGATCGGCTTCAAGCTTCTGGCCCCACTCCTTCAGCAGGCGCCCCTGGAAGGGCTGCGCCACTGCTGCGGCGTATACCTGCTCGGGGGCAATGCTCTGAAGCGGAACGTGAGTGAGGATCTGCTTCGGAATGATGCTGCTGAACAGGTCCAACTGATACCCGGCCTCATACTCAACGTAGCGCGTCAGTTCCCGCGCCAGCGCATCGTTAACCGGCTCATAGGCCTGTTGGTTCAGGTCGCGCACACCCACCAGCAGTGAGGCCAGGCGGCGGGCACTGTAGGTATCGGCACGCTTGCCATCCAGCAGCACCAACAGCTTTGCGGCCAGGTCAGCATCCATTTTGTTCAGCAGCGCTACCATGCGTCGGGCGACGCCCGTACCGTAGCGGTTCACATGCAGACCGTGCGCTATCGTCTCGTCCTGCAGATGGTCATTGACGGAGCGCGCCATGTTACACCTCGCCCGGTGGCGGTTCTGTCAGTGAGGCTGATTCAGCCAACAGTTCGCTCAGCACCACGTCAGGGTCCGCATCACCATCAATCAGGTTCAGCTTCTGCAACGCCTTAATCGCGTCAATGCGGCGTAGGTCTCCACCCTGGCGCAGAGACTGGATAGCCAGCGCAGCAGGCGGATTGAACTCTTTCGACTCCACTTCCAGCTCGGTGCGGACATCGACGCTGCCGCCGTCCTTCTCACCGATGTACTCGGCCATAATTTGCAGGATGTTGTCGATCGCATCCTCCAGGCTGGTTGCCATGGTGTAGAGCGGCGACTGCTCCTGCATCTTCTCTTCCGAGGTCTGGTCTACAGACTTGGTCGAGGTGTTGTCAGTGCGCAGCAGCTTCGCGCCCGCCTGGCGCATCTGCTCTACCAGGTCGGTCAGTGACTCTTTGCCAGCGCCGATGGCCGCGCCAGTATGTTCGGTGTATTCCATCCCCTGCTTTTGTCGATCGGAGAATGACGTGGCGGAGGAAGAACCAATCACCAACTCCTCGCCCTCCTCAAGACCAAACACTGACAGAATGGGCACACGCACGACGTGCAGAATGTTGTCCTGCTCACTCTGGCTCTGCCAGTGCTTGACGTTCAGCAGCGCCATGTTGAGCAGCGGTGGTGA